ATGATGATTTGGTGCGCTGCTTCAGAGATGAAGAAACAAAAGGGGAAAAGTATGTTAGTGCAGATATTGCACGACTTGGAAAAGATAGAACGGTGATATGTGTGTGGCAAGGCTTGCACCTGATTGAGATACACGAGCTGCGGAAGCAACCTATAACAACTGTTGTAACAAATATTCGTCAAATTTGTGACAAGCACAGCATAAAATTGAGCAATGTGATATGTGATGAAGATGGTGTTGGAGGTGGTGTTGTAGATACTTTGAAGTGCCGTGGTTTTTTAAATGGAGGTAGAGCAAAAATGCCTGACCGCTACACCAATCAAAAAGCAGAATGCTACTTCAAGCTTGCAGAATTGATTGAGCAGAACAAAGTCGTGTTCAAAGTTGATCGCTTCCGTGATGTAATCATTCAAGAACTGGACATGATTAGACGTAGGCAACCGGAAGCTGATGGAAAGTTAGCCGTAATCAGCAAAGATGAAATAGCCAGGATGCATGGTAAGTCTCCAGACTATGCAGATGCGATCATGATGCGTATGTACTTCGAACTATTCCCGAACTATGGCAGCTATTCGTGGGCATAGGTGTCACAAATCTTCAAATATTTGTGCCTTCATAGGGATTAATTGTCCCCATGTAACCATTGTCATTACTGCATTTTAACAAATTTTAACAATTCATTTCTTGCGCGTGTAAATAATTACAATATCTTTGGCCTATCAATAACAACAAAAACACAAAGTAATGACACACACAATCGAAACCACAGCACTTCGCAACAAGACAATCGTATTAGCTAAGACTTGTCAATTCGGATTACACGCAGTAAGTTACATGAACGATAAGCAGGCAGTAAAAAAAGCAACAGCTTTGAAAGCTGCAGGTGTTGAATGTTCAGTATATCAAGCATGGGGTAGTAATGTAAGATATATAAAGATTCACTAACCAAAACAGGGATGCGTCTGTAACGCATATTCTTTTAATCTTAAAACTTAATCACATGAAAAATACAAGCACTATCATCCGCTACGTTATCGCAGCTATTATTATTTTTGCAATCCTTAGCTACTGCCAAGAGATAAACGATTGCCTTGCTAAGTACTAATCAATAACACAATACACTATGTTCCACAAAGACAACTTAGAAGCACTGCAGAAATTTCAGCAGATGCTCAACGCAGAGCCTGATGAATTAGGCATTGAATCGACACCGGATAAGAAAGCACGTACGCTGGTAGTTAGCCACGTCGAAATGACCTTAGATGAACTTTTCTTTGGGCAATGGAAAACAGAAAACTTCAAGTGGGCAGTTATTGCCAATGAAGTACAGGCATCAATGGAATTGGTAGTAATTCATCCTATTTCCGGATACGAATTAAGGAGAACAGGTGCTGCTTCAGTTATCATAATGGTAGATAAAGTACCTGATAACGTCACAGGCAGTGACCGTAATAGATGGGCATTAAACCCCGATAACAAAAAAGCCAATGCATTAGACCTTGCCTTTCCTAAACTCAAAGCAGAGTGTCTTAAAAACGCTGCACTATCGTTTGGTAAGGTGTTCGGACGTGACTTGAACAGACGAAATAAGGATACGTATAAGCCATTCAAGTTGAAAGGTGCATTAGGTCGTGGACATGAACAGGATGTAGCGTATGTACGCGAACTGATCCAACAGGCAACAGACATCCAGCAGCTAACTAAAATTATGAAGGCTTGCAGTCCTGAAGTATTAGCTGAAGTTGGGCAGGAATTGCAGGAAAAGAAAGCCATGTATGGTATCGAATAAATGTTAAAAATGATAGCAACTGTCAAGTATATATTGATGGTTGCTATTTTTACCCCATCAATAACACACACATGAACAACACACTATTTAGAGCATCGCAGCTTGGTAAGCTAATGACCGATGCACGTACCAAATCAGGTCTATCCGAAACAACAAAGAGCGCACTACTGGAAGTCTACATACAGCAGAAGTATAACCGCTATAAAGAGATATCCAACAAGTACATTGAAAAAGGATTAGCAGTTGAAAACGATGCCATAGATATGTGGCGCAGGCATCGCGGTGAAATCGTATTCAAGAATGAAGAGATGTTCACCAATGAGTACATCAAAGGCACACCTGATTTGCTTATCAAAGATGATGAAACAGGATTAGTAGTAAACGTACCGGATATCAAATCATCATGGGACATACACACCTTTATGGACGCGAAGATGAATGATATCAGTAAAGATTACTATTGGCAAGGTCAGGCGTATTGCTGGCTAACAGGCGCACCACGTGCAACATTCTGCTATGTATTAGTTAGCGCACCAATTGAAATGATTAATGATGAGAAGTACCGACTATCGCGTAGACTTAATCTGATAGATCCGCAAGGTGATCCTGTATTTTTAAAGAAGGCACAGAGCATTGAACGTAATATGATTTATGATATGCCACGCTTTATGCGCGAATACCCGGATGCTAACCTTGAAACACCGCGTGATGAGTGGGCATTTGATATACCCATTGCAGAACGCATCCACGAAAAGGTTGTAGAATTTGATGCAGACGCAATCGCAAAGCTTCAGGAACGTGTACCAATGTGGCGTGAATACCTTAATACCTTAGCACTATGAGACATCAATGGAGTAACGCGCATGGGTTAGAATACAATCCTAATGAAGCCAAATCGGTATGCGAAAAGTGTGGACTCGTAAGATTACGAATGAGCAATTTAAAGTCACAAGAAAACATCGCCTACTATCATCCTACACTACCAACATTAACAACATACAAAGCACCTAAATGCAAAACACTATGAGCAAGAACACAGCAGTCGAATGGTTGGTAAATGAACTACGCAACCAAATAGCAGAAGGCACACTGGATGCAATCGCTATTAGCAAACTAAAGATGCAAGCCAAAGCAATGGAGCGTGAGCAGATTGAGGAAGCATATAAAGCGGGTTATGGTTTGCGTGATACGATGGATTGGGAATTTGAAATTGGTTGGACACATTGCGCACATATTGATGAACATGAGGAATCTTTAAAAAAGTACTACAACGAAACATACAAAGGAGGTGAGCAATGAGTGAAGCATGGACAACATCACTAGTTGGTTGTGGTATATGCACTCACATTTGGGCAGCGGTTAGACCTGTCAACACATTACAACTTGAATGCCCACATTGTCATCATATGATAACCATAGAAGAATTATGACAACCGACCAACTCAAAGACCAGGTGCGCAACAGCACGCAGCATTACTACAACAAAGAGCAAGTGATACAACTACTAAACAAGTTAACAGATGAAAGCAAAAGACAAAGCATGGCAACTGTACTCGAACTATTTTGATATCATTGAAGCTAATGAGCAATCAGGTGAGTTAGTACATACACACCTTCGCGCTATCAATGCTGCACTCTATTGCGTAATGGAAGCAATGACCAATGCGCCTACCGATGTGATGCAAGATTTCGATGGAACAGGTGAATACTAGTCCGTACTTGCATACTACCAACACGTGAAAAACGAAATACTAAAATTGAATGGGACAAAAGAAGCTGCGATCAATAGACGAACTGAGAGTAGAACGCATACACCTGTTGACGATGTTCGCGAAAGCTAAGACTACCTACCTCAAAGATAACTTGCATCACAAAATCAAATCAGTCAACAAAGAACTGTATACACTAACTAAAGAAGTAAAATATTTATGAGTGAAAAAAAGAAAGAAACATCTATTCGCAAACTAAGCAAGACACTGCGCAGAAGATTTCAAGGTGCAGCAGTCCATATCTCATGGGTAGAACTGGATGCATTCCTTAACATTGCACAGCAAAATGAAATGATAAATATCCATGATGCATACAATGAAGGATACACAGATTGTAAAGCAGGATTACCAAACGCAACAATTCAAGATGAAAGCAACACTAACCTTTAACCTGCCCGATGACGCAGTAGAATACGAATATACTTTGAACGCTGCCCGGTATAAAGATGCGCTAAGTGACATCATGAACCTGATGCGCAAAACAGATAAGTGGAATGAGTATGATGAAAAGACTGCAGAAGCAGTAGCCAACTTATATGAACAGATGTGCGATATAGTTGAAGGTTTAGAACTATGAAGCAAGATATATTAGACTGGATATTTGCAAAGAAAGATGGTGTGCGTAGCATCAAACATTATGGTGATGACTACACTAAGTGGCATCACACATTAGGTGCAGAATATTACCGCACTGATATTGACCATGTAGAGTTTAGAAGTGATAGAGGTATAGTGGCACTGATAGATACAACTGCTAAGTTCAAAGATGAAGCACATTTGATAAATTCAAAACCTTATGTGTGGAAGCGCAGCGGTATGCAGCGTGAAGTATTAACAACTGCATCAAAAGCATTAGGTGTACCTGCATACTTCGTACTTCATACAGATGACCTTACAACATTTCATGTACATGATTTAAGCAAGTCATTGGATGAATACACTGCAATGGATGAACCTGCCTATCGTAAGTTTATTATGAACTTGTGATATCAAAAATCTTCGAATTATTGTGACACCTTGCGATAGCCTTGTTTCCAAAGAAACCT